GATTGCTGAATACCAGCGGAATGTTGGCGATCCCGCCTTGTTCCAGTGTTTGGTTCGGGATGGATGCCAGGGTCGGTGCTGGTTCCATCGGCTCTTCAACGGTGAAGCCGGAGAAGGTCTGCCCGTTACCGACAGGCACGGTCCATCGAAGCAGACCGGTGAACGCCGTTGGCAGCTGCGCGCCGGTCTTCCAGGACGCTCCGTTGTCGCTGGACCAGTATGGGGTTGATCCTGCTGGCGCGCCGTCCACGACGGGCAGGGTGGCCCACGAGACGCGTTCAGCACCGGTGGACAATTCGCGATCACCGTTGGCGGTGATGCCGATTTCGGTGAGCGTGAAGTTTGTCCGGTTGGCGTTCAGCTGCCCATCAGCCCATAGGCCAAGCGACATGGCATCAGCGAACGCGGCCAGATCGAAGTTCGCGCTAGGGTGCGCCACGACTGCTTCATCGAACACTCCGGTGGTCCACATCGTCCCGGAAGGCAACGCGTAGATATCCAGATCGGCTGTGCTCGATGGGTTAGGCGTGCCAGTGAAGGATCGCACCGGACCCAACCAGGTGGCTTTAGTGGTCTGGTTGACGGAGAACAACTGCGACGTCTTGGCATCCATGTCCAGCAGCTGGCCCACGAACTGCCAGTCGAGGGTCTGGACCCAAGGAGTATCCTCTGCCTGGTCGAGGATCGCGGCACCGGAGGCGTTGTAAACCTGGTGGCGCAATCGTCCCGAGGCGTAGGTGGCCAGGTACACCAGCGGGTTGCCGCCGCGAGTAGACATCAGCGGGCTGTGGGTCATGACGTAGTTCTGGCGGGTCCACAAACCCACCAGCAGTTTCCCGGCAGACGGCCACAGGCCTGAGAAGTTCGGGAGCTTGAACCCGCCCTTGTCGGTTGCCGGGTTAACCGTGTTCAGACCCATCTGGTATCCCCATTGGCCTTGAACGTATCCATCATTGGCGCCACCAACGACACGTAGCCAGTTGCGCGATGGGGTGATCGAGTCAGGATAGTTCAGACCGGATCCCGGGGTGATGCGCTGCAGCGCCACCGGGTTCAGGCCGGGGAATGAGGTAGGGATTTCCCCAGACCAGCCGAAACGGTCATCCCACATGCGGGCCTCCTAGATTCGTCGTGCGTTCGGGTACAGTCTGCGTGTGCCGGCAGGAGCGCCGGTGACGCTGACTGTGGTTGCTGTGCCCTTGCGAAGCTGGGCGCGGCGGTAATGCGACATCTGGGCAATGAGGTTGCCAACTTTTACGCCACTGCTGTTCTTTCGGTAGAACTCGAAGTCCTGGTAATTCAGCACGTTCGTGAATCCGGCCGGTGTGGCCGCCACGACCACCTGGAAGGAACCGATGGTGACGGTGGCTTGGGCGCCGGATGGGAACTCGATGGTGGGGTAGGAAGCGGTGTTGCCCAAGGACAAGGTGTAGCTCGTAGAACTGGCGAACGTAACCACCGCGGGCGTCACCTGCTGAGCTTCGGGCGTGCCCACGGTCTCGAAGGACACATCAGCCCTCAGTACGAAACCGGTGCCGCGCTCCCACACCATGCGCCCCCACTGGATTCCGGTGGAGACCAACGCTCCTGGATATTTCCAGGCAGTGTCGATCTCCACCACGAGATCCCGTGGGCCGCGCTCCGGATCCAGAAGTTCAACGAACTGGTCGCGCCGCTGCGCGACTTCCGTCGTCGTTGTGCCTTCAATGATCACGTCGAAAACGAAGGTGCTGTGCGTGCGTGCCGCGGCGCCGAAAAACCTGCCTCCGGCGGGCTTGTCCATCGTCTCCAATGACAGGCCTGCCAGTGACGGCCACTCGTTCAGAGTGGCCGTCACGCCGGCCAGGGTGTCTGTCGACGTTCCTCCGTAGATGAAACTCAACTTCTCGTCACGCCTTCCAGATTCTTCTTGCCCTGTGCCCGGCCAGCACGGTGGCCGATGTTCCACAGCTCCTGTGCCACCAGCGTGGTGTCCTCGTCATCTCGGACTTCCTGGTGCTCCACGTTCACCAACGGGCCTTGAACGATCATTGTTGCCTGGTTCTCGCCCTGGCTGGTGGTGAACTCGATCGCCTTGATCGTTGCATCCCATTGAGAGGGATTCAGGATCGCTTCAGGCTTTCGAGTTTTGTTCTCGATCATGGAAACCCCAGGCCCAAGCCATCCGCCCTCGTCATGCAGGTAGGACATGAAGTTGAACGGGTTGCCGTTCTTCCACAGTTCCGCATGCAAGTGAGGCCCAGTGCTGCGCCCCGTATTGCCGGATCGCGCGATGACCTGGCCAGCGGAAACCTGATCCCCCGGCTTGGCTACCCACCCGGACAAGTGCCCGTAGTAGGAGCTCATCCCGTTGGCATGGTCAACAACCATGCCGCGTCCGGTGCGCCCTCCGACAATTGATTCGCCGATCTTGCGCACCACGCCGTTGAGCATCGAATGCACAGCGGATCCGATGCCCACCGCGAAGTCGATGCCCGCGTGCGGGTAAGCTCCACGGGCGGTCCCGAAGCCCGAAGTGATCGGCCCGGCCGCCGGCTTCGCGAACGATCCCAGCGGGCCGTCGAAGAACAAGGCACCGTCGCTTCCGACAGCGGATTCGTCCTTCTTCGTAGCCCATCCGGTCAGGCCGTCCAGCATCTTGAACCCAGCACCGCGGATCAGCGCGTTGAACCCATCGCCTGGGATCAACGCGCTGATGGAATTCCTCAACGGCTCGGTCACGGCGCGGACTCCGGCGGCGAGCATACCCACCGCCCAGTCCTTGACCTTCCCTACCGTGTCCGTCACACCGCCCCACACGTCAGACCAGAATCCGCCAATCGGCATCTTCGAGTTCTTCTCGTCATGGCCACCGGTGAGGGTAGGCAACGACGCCAACGGCGCTTGCTGCTGGCCCGCAAGCATCGCCTGCGTCTCTGAAGCGGTGTAGACGAAACCAGGGCCGGTATTGATTAGCTCCGGCCCTTCCTCGCCGACAAGCTTCCAACCACGCTGCATCTGCCCGCCCTTGGCAAAGGCCGGAAGATCAACCCTCGGAAGGTCCCAGTTCAAGCCCAGCTTCCCGGACATGGTGTTGATCATGTCCCGCAAGCCGTTGTTGTAGACCGTGTTGACCACGAAATCAATGGGCTTGTACGCGATCGATTTGATCGTGTCCCAAACCTTCTTGATGCCATCAACACCACGCTGGAACGCCGGTTTTACATGCTCATTGATGAAGCTCCCGAGCGCCTGGAAGATCGGCTTGATGTTGTTGTTCCAAACATCCTTGATCTTCCCTGAAACTGAGTTCCAGGTGTCAATGGTCCATTTCTTGATCTTGTCCCAGTTGGCGATCACGATCGCGGCAATGCCGACGATAGCGGCAATCGCCCACCCGATCGGCCCCATGGCGATCAGCCAGGCAGCCGCCATTCGCGCGGCCTGCACCAGGGACTGGGCACCCATGAGCACCCAACCGGCAACGACCTTCGCAGCCTGGATTCCCATCGCAATCGCGGCCTTGCCTGCCGGGACAAGAACACCAACAGTCCACGAAATGGCCATCCTGAGCGCTTGTGCCATCGAGCGCGCAGCCATCAAGGCCCAGCTGCCAATGACCCGGCCAGCCTGGACGCCAAATTGAACAGCACCCACAACAGCCTGCTTGACGACCATGCCAGTCCACACGGCCGCAGTCCTGATGCCAGAAGCAACAGCAGCGGCCGACATGGCCACCCATTGGGCAGCGATTCTGATCTTGGTTGCAATCATCGCGGCGACAGCCTTCGCCGCCTCGATCTTGTACAACGTCCAGACTGCGACAGTCTGGGCGCCTGACTTGATCGCGGCCAAGCCCATGGCGACCCACTGGCCGATCATCTTGTACGACTGAATAACGAATATCGCTGCTGTCCTGATCGCCTCAGCTTTCACAAGCAGGAACGCGGCCACGTTCTTAGCGCCCGCAATCGTTGCCTGGATGCCCCAGCGGATCAGCATCGGCAGCATCAGCGCACCGATAACGCCGGCGGCGATGGTCACTGCCGTGCTGTTGTCCTGGATCCAACCTGTAGCACCCTGCAGAACAGGGCCAAGGGTCTGACCAATACCTTCTGCTGTTGTGCCCACCCAACCGCTGAATGCTTCCAGCGCTGGCAAGGCGGTGCTGTTGATGAATTTGAAAGCGTTGGTAAGCACCGGCAAGAAGGCGGTGCCGATGGATTCCTTCAGATCCGCCCAGGTAGTCAAAGCCACCTGGCGCTGATGCTCGAAGGTCCCTTCTTCGCGCATGAAGTTGCCCTGAGCATCCGCAGACTGCGCGTAGAGCGCCGACTGGACAGCCAGCGCTTTCGACGTCGCGTCCATCTGCGGAACTTTGCCAGCAGTCGCTTTCTCGTAAGCATTCTCAGCGGAAGTCAAAGCCAGCTGGGCGCGCTTGGCCTCGTCCGAGTCCTTGCCGTGCTTCTTGATGACCTCGTTGTACTTACTCTGTGCCAAAGTCATCTTGGTAGCGGCAGTTTCGACTTTTTCAGAGTCCACCACAGGCTTGATGATGTTCTTCGACAGCGCTTCGGCTTCCAGCGCCGCGGCGCTCAATGTGATGCCATAGCGCTCAATGGGATCCATTTCGCCTTTAAGGGCCGACGAGATCGCTTCGATCGCTTCCTTGGTGGTGCCGCCGAACATGCTGGCCATGTCCGCGCCCATACCGATCAGCCCATTAGACTTGTCAGCAATCGCATCCATGGGCGTGCCCATGTTCTTCAACTGGGACCCCAGAAGGGTTCCGAACTCCCGGTATTCATTCGAGGAAAGGCCCACAGTCTCAGAGGCCGTCTTGGCCCAGTCGTGCATCTGCTGGGCGTTTTCCTTGAACACCGTGTCGATGGCACCGACTGACTGCTCCGCTTGGCCGGCAAGGTTCACCATGTCGCCGATGCCGCGAGCCATCGCATCAATCGAGAAGTACGCTGCAGCACCGGCGAGCGCGCCCTTGAAGGCTTGGTTGAATCCGCCGCCGGCTCTGCGACCTCCGCTTTCGGCTTTGTCTTCCGCTGCGTCGGTGGCGTTCTTCATGCCGCGGGAGAGTTCGGCTTTGAGGCGTTGGCCTACGCCTTTCCAGCCTTTGGCGTATTTTGTAGATGCGGTTTCGGAGGCTCTGGTTGCGTCTTTGAGAGCTTTTTCGGATTGGTCCAGTTCGGACTGCAGCCGATTCTGAGCGGTGGCGGCCGCCTTGGTTTCCATCTCAAGTTTTTGCTCAGCGGTGGCCAGTCGGTCCACAGCGGAGAGCGCCTGGGAGGATTTGGCGCCATACTTCTCGGTGGTCTCGTTGACTTTGGCTTGCGCAATTTCGACTTTGCGCTTGGCGGCTTCTTGCTTTCGCGCCGAGGCCTCGGCTTGCGCAGCAAGGCGCTTCTCTGCGACTTCTACTGCCGCGGCGAATTTCTCGACGTCGGGCTTGTTCTGTTCAAAGCCTTTGGAGATGGCTTTGCCCATGGCGAGCCCGGTTTTGGCCGCGTCGGATTCGGCGCCCTTGAAAATTCCGCCGATCTGCTTTCCGAGCTGTGAGGACTCGGCGGCAAGTGTCAGGTATCCGACGCCTAGTTCGACTGCGGCCACGCGTTCCTCCTGGCGGTTTCAATGGCGAAGGGAGAGGGCTAACCAATGTGGTTAGCGCTCTCCCTTCCCTGTTGTTTTCAGTCCCAGCCGAGCATCTTGCGCATGGCGCTGAGCGGCGATGGCTTGACTTTGAGGACTTCTTTTTCTTTCGTGGTATCCCACGGCCTGAGTGTCGGCTTGGGGATCTGGCTCTTCTTGACGTTGGGTCTCTGGTTGAGGATTGCCCCGATGACTCCCAGAGTGTCGAAGATGCCAACGATGTGGTCCACTACGGGGTGGTACCACCACCAGTCCTTGCCGTTGATCGCTTTGTTGATCGGCGAATCGAAGGGCTGGTTGGACATCAGGGCGTAGCAATCGGACCAGGTGAACTGCTTGGTGGCGACGTCGCGCCACCGCAGGCCGTGTCCGATCAGTGTTGATTCGAACGCGGCAGGGTGTTTCTTATGCAGCTCGACCAGTTCGATTATTTTGGGACGCTGGCCAGCTGCCCACCCTCCCAGGCCTTGATGAAGTCCATCAGTTCGTCGCGGTCGAGGTCTCGGTAGGCTTCGATCGCTTCGGGATCCGCGCCGGCATCGGTAAGCCACTGGGAGACCTTTTGAACTTCGCCGGTGTTCAGGGCTTCGATAACGCGCAGTGGCGCCATGTCGAGTTTGGGGAACTCAAATTCTGCGTCGAAGATCTCGGATTCGAATTTGACGAATTCGTAGCGCTTCTCGGTCTTGCGTTCAAACTTGCGCTTTTTTGATACGGGCATGTCAGCTCCTATTGTTGTGTGAAAAGGCGGGTGTTTCCTGCCGGCTATTTGCCGGTGAGGTCTTGGTGGATCCGCTCGCCAAGCTCATCGACGAACTGGTGAAGCCGTGCGATGAACTCGGTTTTGTCCACGTTGATGGGGACAGAGACTCCGCCCTTGCTGCGGACGACTTTGCCTCCAGATACGGGGACTGCGATCGATCCGATGTGCTGTATGTCGCCGGCTTCTACTCCGGCGTAGAGATTGATTTCGATTTCGCCCAGCAGTGTGGACATTGTCAGCTCCTTTGGAGGGGTGCCAGCTCCGAAAGTGGTGATCCTGCGCCCGGCGGAGCTGACGACTTACCGGGCGCAGGAAGTTTTGGCTAGGCGGCGAGCGCCGGGGTTCCGATGAGCGAAATCGCCTTGACTCCCGCTGCGTCGGGGAAGGCCTCGACGGTCACTTCGTAGCGGATGACGTCCGAGTGCACGAAGACCGCGTCACCGGAGGTGGTGATCTGGCCGTCCTTGATCAGTTCGCGCAAGGAGGTTTCGTCATCCTTCATGTCCAGGCAGAAGGCCTTTCGCGGTGGGATCTTGGCGGTCTGCTTGATCTCGATCTTTCCGCGGACGGTGGACGTCGGCGGGGTGATGATGACGTTCTCTTCGCCATGGATCAGCTTGAGCACATCGCCATTGGCGGATTCGAGGAACTGCCAAGTGTAGGTGATGGAGTGCTCGGTACGGACGATCTTTACGGCGTCGCCGCCCCAAGCGCGGATCTTCTCGTCCGATGCATCGGTGGTTCGGGTGACACCGTCCTCGCCGATGTATCCGCCCTTGATCCACGCTGGATCGAGTGCAGTGTCGGCATCAACAGGGAATGCTACGGACTGATCTGCGAAGCACAGGCCACCTGTTGCGGTGAGCGGTGCGCCAGTCATGATGGCAGAGATTGCCATGGTGGCCTCCTAAAGGCTGTTAAATTCGAATGGAGCTGCTTTGAATAGCAGCTCCACGGTGAAGAAGAAGCCCGGTGTGCCAGTAGCATCTTCCGGACGGTAGGTTGGTCTGGTGAGCGTCGTGAGGAACCGGACGCCGTTTTCTTGTGTGTGCCAAGCGCGGATCAGGCCGTGCAGTTTCCGGGCCACGTCGCTGGCCCGCTCCGAATCCTCGTGGTAGACGTCCACGGTGACTCTGGCTTGGTCCAGCACCACGTCTTTCTCACCTGGCCCGCCGGTATCGGTCACGGTTACCAGCAGTGGCCCCCACTTCCATTTCGGCGGAATATCCAAGTGAGGGCCAGCCGATGCCGGCACCCACTGGGAAAGGTAAGAAATCGCTCTGGCGATCGGATCTTGGAAAAGAAGTATCTCCGGCATCAACCCCGCCCCGCGTCCAGTGCTCTGATCAGCGAATGATGCTTCTGGTTATGCGCCCTCGCGGCACCAGTGGCCATGATCGACACAGCGCCACGAGGATCTTCAAGCACCAGCTCGGTCACCTTGTAGCCCTTGGCCTCTCCGCCTGCCGCCTCGGCGATCTTCTCGGCCCTGCGTTTCAAGTCGGCACGTACCTCCGGCGACTTGCGGATCTGCTCAAGTGCGTCCTTATTCCACTTGATGCCCCTGCGCGCCATTAGCCAGCCACCTCCTTGAGCCGCACTTCCGATCCAGGAGCCCACCCGTTGAACGGATTCACCCACTCCCCCGACACAGCTCCATCAACCTCGCAACGGACGCCGCGCACTGTCACCTCGTCAAGAGGGCTAATGCCAGCGCCTGGTGAAAGATAGATGCTGAACCGCGTGGTGATTTGCTCGCGGCCGCCATCCGACGGCTCAGCGACCTGGTAGGGGGCCACCGCGACACGTTGCACCGTTTCATCGGTGAAAGTCTTGGTGACTTTTCCATGCGCATTTCGCTGCTCGCCGGTATGCCTGTGCACCGTGATCTGCTCGCCGAACGGAAACCTCATCTATGTCACCTCGGAACGATGTTGAAGAACTCGCCGCTATCGCCTATTGGCTTAGGTTCCAGCAGCTCCTTATCGGATTTGCCCAGATACAGGGCGCCATCCGTATTCCTGAATGTCGCGGACTGCGAGAACGGTCCCGCGGTGAAGCTCATTTGAGTGGCGTTCTCCGGCACATCTTCGGGAGTGTCCAGGGCTCGGCGCACCATTCGGCACACCACGTAGGTCACTATGTCCCTGTCCAGCTCTCCGCTGGCAATGCGCTGGTCGATGTCCGGGTACTTGGCCCGGATCACCAGCGACGCCTCAATGAGCTTTTGTTCAGCTTCTGGCACGTCCTCCTCAGGGAGGGCTGGCCAATGCTTTTTCAGATCGTCGATCGTTGCAAATGGTTCCGCCACGATCTGGCCTTACTCTTCTTCCTTCACCGGGTTGTCTCCGGTAAAGGAAAGTTCGGCGTTGCCCGCGTCGGAACCCGACTCGTCGCCGTCCTCCAAAGTTTCCTCGGTGCCCTCTGGATCGTTCTCGTTCCCGGCTTCCTCGGTCTTTTTCGGATCCGGCTTCTGCTCCGCCTTCTTACCCTGCTGGGCCGGACGCGGTACGCCCTTGCCGCCAAATGGCTTATCCAGGACGTGGTTGCCAACATGGCTTTTCACCCAGGCAGGCGCCACGTCGCCGGGAGCGAAAGAGCAAAGCTTTCCCGATTCATCGTGCAAATGCACGTGCGCTAGAAACTTCGGCATGATTCTCCTATTCAAATAAGCGATGGCCAGCCCCGTAACGGGACTGGCCATCGGTACTTGGCAGCAGGTTCTAGAGAACCTTGCCGGCCAGGGTGAGGTTGGTGTTCGGCGCAATCGGCAGCATGATCGCGCTGGCCTTGGTCCACTGGGCCACCGGGTCGTTGTCCGAGTAGGAACCAACGACGAGACCCGGGCGGATTTCCTCGGTCAGGTTGTAGTTCGGGTCCAACGCCTCGGCAGTGATGCCCCAGGTGGTCTCGCCGATCTTGCTGCCTACCGGAGGCAAGAACAAAACCTTGGTCGGATCCAAGATGTCCACTGCAGCGCCGTCCGCGCCCTGCACCTGCGCTTCGTAAACCTCCACGCGGGGAAGACCGAAGCTGGAAAGCAGTGCCTGGATCGCGTCGATCGTCACGATCTGGGTGGTGGAACCGGCCGGCAAGGACAGCGAACGGATCTGCTCGTTGCGCATCAAGACGGAAACGATCTGCTGAGCCACCAGCATGACGCCCGGCTTCACGCCGTTGGTGGCGCGGTACACCTCGACCCACGCGAGCAGGTCGTCGATCGGAGTCGAGCCAGCCACGTTCCACAAGGTCGCAGCGGTCGGGCTGTGCGTGGCCTTGCGTCCGAAGTCCGCTTCGATGCCCAAGCCGTTTTCAGCGATGGTCACCTTGCCGGTCATCAGCAGCTCACCGCGGCCGACCTCGGCACGAGCCAGGATCTTCTTGGCCTGGTTGACGCCGTCATCGAGGATCGCGTTCTTGATTCCCTCAACCGAGTTGCGCAGCTTCAAGCGGTCGTACTCGCCCAGGCGGATCTTCTCGGAAATCGGCGGCAGCGCACCGGAGATGTTGGTCAAGCCTTCGCGCTTTCCGATTGGCGATTCGGCGTCGAAGCTGCGGAACTGGGCTACCTGCGACAGCCCGTTGCCTCCGGTCTGTGCGCGGAAGTCGATGTCGTCGACCAGGTTATCCGGCAGGTACTGGGTGAGGCCGAAGGTGTTCTGTGGCAGGTCTGTCAGGGCTTCGCGGACGTATCCGGTCAGCTCCTGCGGGGCGACATACTTGTCGTCGAGTTGTAGAGCCATTTGAAATGGTCCTTTCTAAGCGAAGATGATTCGGCCTGCGGCAGTTGCCTGCACGGCCGGGTCGAGGGCTACTGGCAGTTTGGCCACCTTGACGCGGCCGTGCTCGTAGAGGGCCGCGCCAATTGGCGTAGCGCTGAACTCCGGAGCACGAACGGTCGTGAACAGGAATCCTGCAAGCACCGGGGTCGGAGCCGGATCAACTCCCGGGCCGGTATGCAGGCCGTATTTTCCGTTGCCCAAGTCCATGAGCGGCAGGCCGGACTTGAGGTAGCCATCCGGGTAGTGGGTTGCCTTGGTGAAGGTCGACATGTCCAGGGTGATGGTCTGGGCGGCGTTCGTGCCGTGTGCCGATCCCAACCAGGACTGGTCTTCATTTCCGACCGAAGTGCGCTTGATGCTGATATCCACGGGTTTCTCCTAATCTTTCTTGTGTCGCTTTTTGTACAGCTCCTGGCCGGCTTCGAAGCTCTTCGAATCCGAATCGCCATTGCCGGTCCCGGAGCCTGGAACGGGGACGCCACCGGGCTTGTTGCCCTGTCCGCCACCCTCGTTGTCGTCCTTGGAAGCACCAGCCACCAGCTCAGCAATCAATGCCGCGCTGGCTTCCAGCTCCTCCTTCGTGTCGCCCTTGACCAGCGCCTGGTACTTCGCAGGCACTGGATTCTCGGCGAGCGCTTGGAGTCGGAGGTTGTCCTTGCGGAGCTGTTCGAGTTCGGCGTCTCGTTCCTTGGCGTTTTTTGCTTCGCGTTCGGCTTCGGTGAGTTTCGCGTCCTCGATGGCCTTGGTTTT